CCGGATCCGTTCACAGGAAAAATTGCACTAACAAAATGGTTTAGTGATCTTAAGACGATAGTAGCTTACAAACTTGTTCGCGACGTCAAAGTTTTGTGGTTACTTTCTCCCTCCAAAAACACCAGACTGGCAAAGAATACACAAAAAAATTTCTTGAAACCTTGCTCTAAAGTTCCCAAAGGTTGTTTGCCCAAAGCTCGGAATGATTACGATGCGTGTTTGAGTTCCACAGTCATCAAAAAGTATCCTGAAATTGTCGGAATGGTTGAAATTTCAATTAATGATGCTAGAGCTTTGAATCGCAATAAGACTCGTCGTAATCGTAAGTATATGCACTTAGCTTCAGACGCTTCTGGAACCAAATCTGTTCCGGAACTTGTGCTTCATCCATTATCTCAGCGGCCTCAGAAGGATGTCATCGTTCATGAGGGCGATGTTTTGGAAAACAATTACCAGAAGATAGGAGAGTACAAATTAGCCGATGAGCCGGCTTTGAGAAAATTCATGGAGAAAGTACGGTACAATCCCGAAACATTCTTTTACGAAATGTAGTTTCAAAAATCAAAGTCCAAAATATATACCACGGTCAAGTATGCAGCCATTGCCAGACCCATGATCCACAACCAGACTGGAAACACTGTAGACTCCTTCTTTCCAACACCAAAGGGACGGATATTTCCTTGTCTATCAAAAGCCACAGCTGGTTTTAGATAGAGAAACCCAGCAACGTAAAAAAGGTATATTGCGACAGTCCATAATTTAGGATTCTTGCGGACAACCTCTTCCATTATCATTTCGGTTGTAAAATTAAGTGAGAATGTCCTACGTTTTGCCCAACAGAAAGGCATTCGTGGATTCCATAACCCGAATTTTCCTGAAGTACCGTCAGAAGGATATGGAAGGAACAGACGGTAAGCCCGGCGAACTGTACCCTTACCAGAAACTCGTCAGAGACTACCTTCTTATTGAAACTCCGTATCGCGGTCTACTTGTATACCACGGTCTTGGATCAGGAAAGACATGTTCAGCTATCGCGGTCGCTGAATCTTTGATGACCAATAAGAAAGTATTTGTCCTTCTTCCAGCATCACTCAAGGCTAACTTTCTTGGCGAGATCCGAACATGTGGTGATCCAGTGTACAAGAAAGACAGCCACTGGGAAGAGAAGAAGGTTAGGACAGAAGAGGATCGTGATACTGCAAAATCTATGGGTATTTCCGACGAATATTTGGATAAACAGGGGCGGTACTTTATGACCGTTCAAGGAGCCGCTCCGAATTTCCGGACGCTGTCACTAGACCAACAGAAAGGTATTGATGCTCAAATTGACGATCTAATAAATTCACGATTCACATTCATTAACTATAACGGCATTTTGGATTCTAATGTAGAGCGTATTCTTCATTCTCCTCATATGTTTGATGACTCAGTGGTAATCGTAGAAGAAGCTCATAACTTAATTAGTGCCGTAATTAATGAAAGCGAACTGAAGCGCCGGATGTACGATATGATATATAAAGCCCAGAGCTGTAAAGTAGTGGCTTTGTCAGGTACTCCCACTATCAATCGTCCCCAAGAAATTGCTTTCTTAATGAATCTTCTGCGTGGACCTATTGAACGAGTCACAGTTCCTACCAAATCAGCTATGACGTGGGACGAAGCTCTGATGACTGCTTTTTTCCGGCAGCAAAAAGATGTAGATACGGTAGAATACAATTCTGTGAAACACGAACTCAAACTGACACGTAATCCTCCTTATTTTGAGAGCGTGTATAACGAGAAAGGTGATCGGATTGCCGTAAAATATTCCAAGGACTTCAAGCAGGAACCTGATATCAAGAAATGGGCAGCGGAATGGAAAACAGAGTTTGAAAATAAGTTTGCTGGTGTAGAGTTGCTGGGCGAAGACAAGATGGCTGTAGAGAATTTGGAGTGTTTGCCGACAGAATACGAAGAGTTTGTAAAAACTTTTGTGGAAGGACTGAATATCAAAAACGCTTTGTTGCTTGGTCGTCGTATTCAGGGTTTGGTATCCTACTACAAAGGTGCCGACGAGAAAGTGCTGCCTAAACGTCTAGATGAAGACAAGACTCTTCAGAAAATTGAGATGTCCGACGAACAGTATTTGAGGTACTTGGAAGCTCGTAAAATTGAAATTGATCGTGAAACTAGAAAGAATCGCAATCCGTCCTTAAACGACGAACTTGGTTCGTTCCGTATGACCTCGCGTCTAGTATGTAACTTTGCAGTACCTCCCGAGTTCAAGTACAAGATGACAGAAGAAGGTGAAACAGAGTATTCTTTGCGTGGCAAACCTATTCCTGAAGACAAGTTGGAAATTTTGAAAAAAATAGATTCAGAACCTGAACGTTTCTTGACTTCCAAAGTACTTTCAAACTTTTCGCCAAAAATGGCTCAGATGCTGAAAGATTTGAAGTCTACCGTAGGTAAAGATGGTGAATTCAATAACCAGTTTGTGTATTCCGAATACAAGTCGTTAGAAGGACTCGGTCTTTTTAAGATCATTTTGAATCATAATGGGTTCCAGCCTTACAAGTTAAAGAAGGAAGGAGGGCAGTGGCGGGAAGAAGAAATGAAAAAGGGAGTACCGGCATATGCTTCGTATACAGGAGACGAAGACGAAGACGAACGTGAGATGGCGCGTCTAGTGTTCAATGGGGAAACTGAAAAGTTACCTTCCTCACTAAAAGATTCTCTGAAAGAGCGGAAGTTGTGTATTTTTATGGGAACCAAGGCTGCCTCAGAAGGTATTACCTTAAAGAATGTCCGAAACGTGTACATTATGGAACCTTATTGGAACCCTGCCCGTATTGAACAGGTGATTGGACGTGCAATCCGCGTGAACTCACATTCAACTTTACCTGAAGACCAGCGTAATGTCACTGTCAAACTATACATGTCTGTATTCTCCGAGAAGCAGCTGAAAGATCAGGAAGGACCTAATATTACTCTAATACGACGCAATGATACCATCACAAAACGGTACGAAGGTGGGGAACCAACCGAAGCTTTTTTGAGTTCTGATGAAGTACTGTATGAAACGGCATACAAGAAAGGTCGGATCATCAAAAGCATTTCCACGATCCTGAAACAGGCGGCAGTAGATTGCGAGATTCATCGTAAACTACATTCCAAAGAGCAACCGGTGATACAATGTATGCGGTTTGACACGTCGGTAACAGCTGAAGATTTAGCGTATCGTCCATCGTACCTTATGGATGAAAAGGATACGCTGTACAAGCGCAACTTAATGCCAAAGAGACGTAAACTCCAGATCATTAAAGTTAAGGGAATGGTCATGATCCTGGATCCCAAAACGAACGAGATCTTTGATTACTCTGCGTTCCAAGATAACCAGCGTTTGTTTCAGATAGGATCACGTAATGGACCGAACGCTATAAGCTTTTTCCCGCATGTTGTATAAATGGCGACTGTCGCCCATCCTAGGACTATAGGAAACAATCAGACTGGAACTCGCGGATTATCTGCGGCTGACTGGACGCGTCTGAAACGTCTGAATGGAGCCAAGGCTTACGCTACCGTGATTGCGAACAATACCGACATTAACTCTCCTACACCGTTACAAGCGGTACATGCCGTACCAATGCTGATTCCTCGGCATACTGGAGAAAGCCGTATTCGGCGCACAAACGGTCAGTGGTTAGATTACAAAGCTTCACAGACTGCGGACTTTATTTATTCCAAATCAAATATTGCCAACACGAATGCCAAGATCTTGCAACTAACACGTCTATGTAACTGCACGACCGTAAGCATAAATGTAGATCGTACAGGATGCACGAAATGCGGAGTATATAGACATAAAACTATTCAGTAAATAAGTAAGGATGTCTGGAGGTTTAATTCAGCTTGTCAATAAAGGCGCACAAGATCAACTAGTATGTGGGAACCCATCGTTCACGCATTTTAGGTCCGTGTATAAGCGCCACACAGAATTTGCGATGGAACAGTTTGAGTTAGTGTTCAAAACCACAAATTTAAGAATTCCTCCGTCCGGATCATTGACTCTCCGAGCTACAGTTGATCCACTGGCTCAATTAGTTAATGACTGTTATGTCGTTATGACACTTCCGAACATTTATTCACCGGTTTACCCGATTACACCAGGTAAGAATTCTAATGTGAACCCTAATTCCCAAGCTATCGGATACGAGTTCCAATGGATCCGAAATATCGGGTACAATATCATCAAGTATGCCTCAATCCTAATTAACGGTCAGGAAATCGTTCGTCATACTGGCGAATGGATGAAGTTGTATGCTGACCTGAACTTTGATGCAAACAAAAAGGCGATGGTGAATCAGATGGTAGGTAATTTGCCAGAAATGTACGATCCTGCTAACGCGTATGATCGTTTGAACCAGTACCCTCATGCGATTTCATCCGTGGGTCAACTCGCCGAGCCGTCAATTTACGGACGTGTTTTGAACATTCCTCTCCATTTTTGGTTTTGTGAGAATGTAGGTGCTGCTCTTCCTCTCGGAGCCTTACAAAACTCAATTGTTGAAATTGTGGTTGAACTCAGAAACATGTACGAACTATTTACGATCCGCGATATTCGTGAGACACTTGGTACTCAAGTAAACCCTAATTTCGGTCAACGTATTGCTCCCGATTCAAGTATTTCACTCATGACCATGAACAATTTCTTGTCCCCACCAACCTACGCCACTCCCTCCCAACCTTTAAATCCTACTCTTATGTACTGGAAACTCAATCCGTTCATTGAAGCAAACTACATTTTCCTGAATGATGCTGAGTTAGCACATATCAATAGGACCGAACATTCATTCCTCATCAAGCAAATTGATACCGTATCTGCGAATGGACAGTATGGAGCCAGTAATGACTTAGCATTACTCATGAAGAATCTGTGTACCCAAGTCGTATGGGTTGCTCAGCGATCAGATCGTATTCTTGTAAACGATATGGATAACTACACCAACTGGGCAAACCCTTACAGACCTCCAATTGACACATCGGGATTAACAGGTATGGCTTTGTCGTACACTACTGGAAACAGTCTGAGTACAGCCGTATCCCAGCGCGACATTCTTCTTGAATCATCAATTATTCTGGACGGGAAGGAACGGTTTTCTTACAAACAAACTTACTTTTTCTCCCAACTGGAAAATTATCGTCATCAGAAAGGTCGGACGTCCACAGATATACCAGGTGTGTATACGTACTCGTTCTCGCTTGAACCGTACAGCACCCAGCCGAGCGGACATATTAACGGATCAATGTTCAATAAGACTTTACTGCGTAACACATTTGTCCAGCCGCCGCTAGTCACATCATCTACGGATCCAAACAATAATACTCCACCTACACCAGTATGTGTTCTCAAATCAACCCTGAATCTTCCAAATCCAACGGTCGTGAATCCAGGAGCTACTGGTCCGAATGGACAATTACTGTACTCGCCACAAGACGTGATTTCAATTGTTCCAAGTACACAGGTCACAAATGCAGTTAAAACTTTACAGTACAATTATACTGTAACAGCTTACGTTGAATCATACAACTATCTTCGTGTGATGGGAGGACTTGCCAACGTTGTTTTCACCTCGTAAGTCCTTGCTGTATAATAAGTAAGAGAATGGCGACCGGAGTCAAAATTCAGTCGGCAAAGTACGGAGTAGGTACATCTACTGTAGATGTTACAAAAGCTGTTTCGGCTCAGTTAAAAGACGGACGTCTGAATTTTGTGGTTACGCCATCAGCGCTAAATGTTGATGATCCCGCACCAGGTCAGTTGAAAACTCTGACGGTAACGTACTCTATTAACGGAGGCGCAAGTAATACGTCTACTGCTGTAGACGGTGATTCCATGGATATTGACGCCCCTCCTTCCCGTGTAGCTTCAGGATTACAAATCAAGAAAGCACAGTATGGATATGACAAGAATTATACCGATGTTACAAGCGCTGTACGAACTTATTTGAACGATGGGTCAATTAATCTGACAGTAAGTGCTGGCTCTATGGGTATTCCAGACCCGAACCCACAGAAAGTCAAGTACTTGATGGTAGATTACACCATTAACGACGAACCAGGATCCAAAAAAATCCAGGATGGACAGAAGTTCCAAATAAATGCTCCGGCGGTAGCTGCAGACGTAACACATACTCCTACTGACGGAGCTTTGGATATTGTTGGTTCACTGTTTAATGATGTGTTCTTGTTTATTAAAACATACTTCGTTCTTGCTATCACAATTCAGGCAGCTAAGTATGGCCAAACACTGTTTAGCGGAGGGTACTGGATTATTGGAGGATTAACTCTGTTCAGTTACGGATTTTTTCCTATTCTAGTTCTTCCAGTCTTACTGTTTTTTTGGAATCTAATTCTGGGTTAAACCAAACGTGATAAACATATAATAATGGAGACCGATATATTTTTAGGGTTCACTCTAGAGTTTGAAGACCCACTCTACAGTGAACAAACGATGAGAGAATGGCAGACTGTTTGGAAAATAGTTTGTGAAATGGCGTACAATCCCGATAGTTCTCAGTACCCTATTATCCATACATTTGGATCATACTCTAACGAAATTGAAGATTTAAATACTTATGCTATTAACAGTCGCCGAATCAAAAATCATAAACTTTTGTGCTTTGAACATGTGTGGAAAGACTACAAGAAACAAAAAGCAATAACTAATACTTCTTTGAAAGAACTTTACATTCCGCGCTTATTTGTCAATCAGGATGGTCTGGACTTTATTCGGAAAACTTTTCCAAGTTGTAGCATCATTTTCTGGGCAGAATAACAAATGGATCTGAATACGGCTGTACAACCCGGACTAGGATTGCCGAAAGGATACAGTACTCCCCCAAGCAAGGCGGAAATACGTAGGGTCGCACAGGGTAATACTCCAGCATACTCACCAGCCTACCCTGTAGATGTCCCAACTCCCGAAGCTCGTAAAATTGCGTTTGAGGCGTCAGCAGTAGACCGTCAACCGAAAAATAAGGGTGGCAAGCGTCGCACGATGAAATCACGTCGTCGTAAAGGAAGCAAGAAGACTCGCAAGACGCGTGGTCGTGGTCGTCGTATCACAAAGTCACGTAAGTAAATGAATGAATGAAAAATTGGCTTTCGCCGTTTGTTTTGTTTTGTTTTTGGTTTTTACAGGTCCTTGAACTTGCCGATCCCGGCATAACCAAGGAACACCTCCGCGTCGTTGTAGACGCGCTTAGTCGTCTCACCGACCAGGTACTCCTTGATCTCGTCCAGACCCTCCTCCTCAGAGGCAGCCGGCCCAGTCACGTTGCGCCCACTCTCGGGGTGCCAGTACATGCCAGGCCCCGTCTCCGCGAGGTCCTTCAGATCCCGAAGCTCTGCGAGCGTCAGGACGTGCGCGACCACCGGCTCTTCAGCCTTGGTCTCGTTCTTGGCCGCAAGCCAAGCCTGGACGTGTTCGTCCTTGGTCTTCGTGTCAAACTCCTCGTCCGACAGACCCTCCAGATACTTCTTCAGCATCTTCTTGGCGTTCTCAAACGCCTTCTTGTCTTCACCCATCGCCTCCTTCAGAAGCTTGGTGTGACTCGCACCGGCGGCAAACGCGAACTCGCGCTTACCATCAGTGTTCTTCGTGGAACCAGTGGCACCACGTTCTGCCGCAGCCGCCTTGACGGCCACGGGCTTCTCCTCTTCAGCAGCTGCTACCTTGGCAACCTGCTTCTTGCCCTTCACGGGCGCCGACGGAGCGTCGGTCTTCTTGGCAGCACCGCGCTTAGCCTTCGCAGGCGTAACGGGCTGTTCTGCCGTACCTGCGCCAGCATTGGCGACAGGCTCAACAACCTTCTTCATCTCAGCGAGCCGCTTGGACAGCTCATCGCGAGCAGCCTTGACGTCCTCCGCCGTATTGATGTTGGAAGTGATAATGAACTTGCTCATATTGAGTGTTTGTTGTTACCTTGTTGTAGTATGTATGATACACATAACGTTAATCAAAATAAATCCGTTTTTGATAATTGCGTTTCTTAGAGTGGTTTATAGTACATAAATCTAACAAATGTCTACCGAGTTCGCCAAGGAACATCTGCGCGAACATCTCGTGGGGTTACTTGTCAGCCCCGTAGCCGATGGGTTCTGGTCTATCCATGATTCAGCTAAGGAACTGTGTGAGCGCAACAGTCAGCCCGACCAAGTTCTACGCACATTCCAAAATATGCTCACACGTATCCCCGAATGGTCAGAGAATACACTGTCTACCGAAGTTGAACGTATTCTCAAAGTCACTAATTGCCGGTACATGGACGATCTCCTAATGGGTGTTTTCATTGCGTACATGAAATCGTTTGCGTCGCTACATTACCGTGGATCACAGTCTGAACTCAAGATTGAATTTGAGCGCCCGAGTTTCGCAAAGTTCATTCATGAACTGTACAAGCATTCCGCTCGCAAAATGTGGCAGATGGCTTACTATTTCAAGACGTTGGGTGTTTCGTCGGAGCAGCAGGCACGTAATCGTCAGGATATTGAAAAGATTGTGACGGAGTGTATGGAACAGGTCATTCGTTCGTTCTTGCCATGGGAAGCGATTGCCAAGAAGTACTTTTCAGAAGATGATGATGTTCCGCAGTCTGCGTCCTTACCTGTTCACGTACAGCATGCTCCCGAAGACCCTCCTAAGAAGTCTGGTCCTTCACCTACTCAAGTCAAGTTTGAAGATGATGTGCCGGAGCCACAACGACAAGGACAAGCAGAGTCGGACTCGGAGTCAGAGTCAGAAGAAGGATCAGAAAGCGGAGATGATGGGCGTGGAGAATTGAAGGTTAGCGACGAGGTTGCGGAAATTGAGTTTGAAGATATGGATAAGCCAGTAGAAGTAGACGATCCTCTAAAAGAAATTGAAGGAAAGGCTGGTGGCGATACTCTCGTTCTAAATATGTGAAATTTTGATTGAGCGCAAAATAAATGATGATTCCTATTGCCGCTGTTTCAGTAGCCCTTGTGTGCTTTATCGTGTATGCCTTGGAGCGCCGGTCAAAGGGTGAACCTATTGATTGGGTAGACGCAGGTAAGCTCTCGCTCTTTGGAGGTATTATTTCAGCCGGTGTGGTATTTGCGACCACAACGGATGTTGTTACGGATGCAGTGAAAACTATGGAGATCCCTAGCGTTCAGGATATGTTCATTGGTCGCCCAACATTTTGACGTCCTACAAACAAATAATTTAGACAGTTTAAATACCATGCCAAGAAAGCTCAGGCTTCAATCACACAACAGTCTTCGCCAGCAGGAAGTGAATCAGTACCAAAGTAAGGTTTCAAAGAAAGAATTTCAGTTCGTGGAACTGCATTTTTACAGAGCCGAGTAATCGCCTTGTAAAGATAGAAGCCATGGTACCGATCATGCTTATCGTCCTTCTTTCCAAATAACACAGAGTTGTCATCGTCCAAAGTTAACCATTTCATGAAAAACTTGAATACTTGGTTATCACGGTAATCTAGGCACCGAGGACCTTCAGGAAACAAGTCCCAGAACATTGAAGTAGCCAAACGTACTAGATCAAAAGAAGGATTGGGTTTGATTTCAGAGTATTTGGAAATGTACCACGGCTCAAAATTAAACTGTCCACCAGCTTCTTCATCTACAGAAAAATGGTCGCTCATAAACAGTTTCGGTTCTTTCATTCCCATAACTTTCACTGACCCAATTCCACGCTCAAAATCAATGATTTTAATCAAGTATCCGTACGTCGGAACTTTGTAGAATGTACCGGCACAATTATAGTACAAAAACTCTTTTTCGGTAGAAATGTACATCACATTGTTAGAATGCAGATCGTTGTGTGTGAATCCGTAATTGCGCTGAGCAAACGCTAAGGCAAACATAACTTGGGATAACCATGCCAAATGTTTGTGTGTATCGGGGTACTCTGAACACAATTCATGGAAAGTTCCCGTACATTTTTCCATCACGGTGACTTGAACTGGAACGTTTGTGAACGATGCCCATGCAAACGGTTCGCCATCATCATCTTCATCATCCTCTTCCTCATCATCTGATTCACAATCACACGACTTCAAACCAAAAACGTAAGATGTAGATACCGAAGACGAGTCTGATTCATCGTCATCTTCTTCGTCTTCATCTCGCATCATAGGATTCATTTCG